ATGAATTTGCTTCAGCTCGTCAACCAGACCCGCGTTGAGTGCGGCGTGTCAGGGCCAGCCCTGTCCACCGCACAAAGCCAAACAGGCGAATCCGGCAGGATCGTCGCCTGGGTTGTGCAAGCCTGGACTGACCTCCAGACAAGCAAAGAGGACTGGCTTTTCATGCGTGAGTCTTTTGACTTCAACACCACGGCCAACGTCTGGGAATATTCAGCTACCGATGCGGGCCTTACCAATTTCGGCAATTGGAAGCGCGACAGTTTTCGCGCTTCTACTTACGGCCAGGACTACAAAGACGAGCAGCTCCTGAATTACATGGAGTGGACCACGTTCCGCAACCTGTACCGTTACGCCAACATGCGCAACACCAAGGCGCGCCCGGTGGTTGTCTCCATCATGCCAAACAAAGACCTGGCATTCGGCTCCATCCCGGACCAGGTTTACGTGATCGACGGCGAATACTACACACAGCCTGTCACCCTGTCCGCTGATGCGGACACCCCCCTTCTCCCCGCCCGCTTCCACATGGCCATCGTGTACCGGGCGATGATGTACTACGCAGGGTACGAGTCTGCGCCTGAAGTGATGGCACGCGGCGAGTTTGAATACCGCCGCCTGTACATGCGAATGGAGATTGACCAGCTTCCGACCCTGATCAGCGGCCCACCCCTGGCGTAAGGACTGACATGGCCAGCGGCATGCCCCCAGTCAAGTACCAGCTCATCACGCTGCAAGGCGGGCTCGACCTGGTCACCCCTACGCTTTCCCTGCCGCCAGGGGTAGCCAAAGACGCCACAAACTTTGAGGTGTCGATCACCGGCGGGTACACGCGCATCCCAGGATATGAACGGTTTGACGGACAACCCAATCCGTCCGACGCAAGCTACTCCAGCATGACCATGGACAGCGTGGTGGGTTTAAGCCCCGGCGACACCATCACCGACGCCAGCAGTTCTGTGTCGGGCGTGATCATTGCGATTGACGGCCTGTCGGTGTTTTACACCAAAGCGGTTGGTGGTTTTGCGCTTGGCGATGCCGTCTACTTCAACGGCGCATTCATGGGCTATGTGACCGTAGTGGGCGCAAGCTCAACAGTCACCGATGCCCTGGTTTCTCACTACACCTACTTGGCCGCTGAGCAATACCGGTCTGACATCGGTGCTGTTCCGGGCAGCGGCCCAATCCGGGGCGTGGTTTACCTGCACGCAGCAGACGTCTACGCATGGCGCAACAACGCCGCAGGCACCGCGATGGCCATCTACAAGTCTTCGACCAGCGGCTGGACTCTGGTGCCCCTGGGATACGAGCTTCAGTTTGATACCGGTTCGGCTGAGATTTTTGAAGGCAATACCATCACTGGCCAAACTAGCGGGGCTACTGCCATCGTTACGCGCGTGGCAGTTAGCTCCGGCACCTGGACTGCTGGAACCGCAGCCGGGTACATCAATTTTGCGTCGGTCACCGGGACCTTCAGCGCAAGCGAAAACATTCAAGTTGGCGGGTCAACCAAAGCCCACGCCGTGGCCGCGCAGGCGGCAATCACGCTTAACCCCAACGGTCGGGTCGAGTGCGTGATTGACGACTTTGGCGGCGGCAGCAAAATCTACGGCGCAGACGGGGTCAACTACGGATTTGAATTTGACGGCACGGTCTATACGCGCATTCGCACGGGCATGACAACCGACACGCCAAACCATGTAGTTGTTCACAAACAGCACTTGTTTTTCAGCTTTGCAAACTCGGTCCAGTTTTCAGGCATATCTGACCAGTACAACTGGAGCCCGATTATCGGAGCTGGCGAGATCGCCATGAACGACGTGGTAACGGCTTTCCTGGTTCAGCCAGGTAATCAGTCGACCGGCGCTTTGGCCATCTACACCGATGACAACACGTCAATTCTGTACGGCACCAGCTCAGCCAATTTTCAGCTTGTGTCTTTTAATATCGGCACCGGTGCCAAGGCTTATAGTTGCCAAAACATCAATGCCAGCTACAGCTTTGACGACCGAGGCGTGATCAACATGGCCACCACGTTGAACTACGGCAACTTCGATTCCGCGTCGCTGACAATGAACATTCGTCCGTTTATTCAGCAGCACCGCACCCTGGTGACCGCCAGCGGCGTCAACCGCGAGAAAGGCCAATACCGGGTCTTCTTCAGCGATGGCACCGCCCTCTACGTCACGCTGAGCAATGGGCAGTACCTGGGCACCATGCCCATGCAATTCCCCAACGCCGTGGCTTGCATGACCGAAGGCGAAAAAGCGGATGGCTCTGAAACATCATTCTTCGGCTCAACCAACGGGTATGTGTACCGATTGGACGCAGGCACATCGTTTGACGGAAACGAAATCCAAGCAGCTTTGACTCTGGTATTTAACGCCATCGGCAGCCCGCGTCTGTTGAAACGATTCCGCAAAGGGTCGCTTGAAGTTAACGGAAATGGGTACGCTGAATTTGCTTTTGGGTACGATCTGGGTTATGGAACAACCGACATCAACCAAGAAGCGTCAGTCCTGTACGCGTCCAATTTGGCAGCGTCGTATTGGGACACAGCTTACTGGGATAATTTTGTGTGGGATGGCCGCACTCTGGCTCCGTCAGAAGTAGAGGTGAAAGGAACGGCGGAAAACATCGCCATAAAAATTGCTTGTGCTTCTGCTGAGTTCCAGGCATTCACCATCAACACCGCCATCTTGCATTACACACCGCGAAGAGGACTCCGATGAGCAATTCTTTCTATACCCACGGCGCGTTTCCGTCTACCGGAGCTGCGGCCACATCGGCCAGCATGCGGTCCGAGCTGGACCTAATTACTGCTGGTTTTGACAAGCTGCCCGCGCTGTCTTTGTCGGCAGCAAATTCGTTTGTTGTTCTGAATGGCACCGGCTCGGCTCTGACAGCGGTCACCACGCTTCCACCCGCCACGGTAAACGACGTTGACTTCGTTGTTCAAAACCAAGCCAATCCGGCTAAAAAGTTTGAGTTTTCGGCCAGCGGAATAACGCCTGGCTCGCTTCGGGTTTTCACCATGCCCGATGCTGACGCCACCCTGGTTGGAGCCGCCACAACCCAAACGCTGACCAACAAAACGCTGACCGCGCCGGTGATCAGCACCATCAGCAACACCGGTACGCTGACCTTGCCCACGTCGACCGACACTCTGGTCGGACGAGATACCACTGACACGCTGACCAACAAAACCTTGACAACGCCCGTCATTGCGTCAATCAGCAACGGCGGCACTATTACGATCCCGTCAGGCGCTGGCACTTTTGCCACGATTGCCGGAACGCAAACGCTGACCAACAAAACGCTGACCGCTCCGGTGATCAGCACCATCAGCAACACCGGCACATTGACCCTGCCCACATCGACTGATACTTTGGTCGGACGGGACACCACTGACACGCTGACTAACAAAACCTTGACAACGCCCGTCATTGCGTCGATCAGCAACGGCGGCACTATCACGATCCCATCAGGCGCTGGCACTTTCGCCACACTTGCCGCAACCCAAACATTGACCAACAAAACGCTGACCGCGCCGGTGATCAGCACCATCAGCAATACCGGCACTCTGACGCTGCCCACATCAACCGACACTTTGGTTGGTCGGGCTACCACCGACACGTTGACCAACAAGTCAATCAGCGGCTCGACCAACACCCTTAGCAACATCGCCAACGCCAGCCTGACCAACAGCTCGGTCACAGTCGGCACGACGGCTATTAGCCTGGGCGGCAGCAGCCTGACCCTTGGCGGCTTGACTTCGGTGGCGGTTACGCAAGACCCATCAAGCGCATTGCAGCTCGCTACCAAGCAGTACGTGGACACGCAGACCACGACCAGCATTACTTTCCACGATCCGGTCCAGGCGGCGACCACGGGCACCCTGGCGTCCATCACGGGCGGAACGGTCACCTACAACAACGGCACCGCCGGTGTTGGCGCGACTCTTACTCTGAGCGTTGCTCTCACAGCCCTTGACGGCTACACCCTGGCCAACACCAATCGCATCTTGGTGAAGGACGAGGCAACGGCTGCAAACAACGGCGTCTACACCTGGGCCACCGGCGGCACGGTTTTGACTCGGGCTACCGATGCAAACAGCTACGGCACCGGCTCGACTCAAATTCGTCAAAACTCTTACTTCTTTACCCAGAACGGGACTGCAAATAAGGGCAACGCCTACGTCATCACGACCTCTGGCACGATCACGTTTGGCACAACGGCAATTACGTTTGCTCAGTTCAGCGGATCGCAGACATACACGGCCAGCACCGGCCTGACTTTGACCGGCACGGCGTTTTCTATTGACTCGACGGTCACTACCCTGACCGGCACGCAAACCCTCACCAACAAGACCCTGACCAGCCCCACAATCAACACTGGCACGATCAGCGGCGGAACGGTCAACAATGCAAGTGTCGGCGCAACAACGGCCAGCAGTGGCGCGTTTACCACGCTGAGCGCCAGCAGCACGGTCAGCGGCACCGGCTTCAGCACCTACCTGGCAAGCCCACCTGCCATTGGCGGCA